GGGCGTGAATGACCTCCAGGCAACGGCGGAACGGACACTCACCGCCGTGGAGACGCTCAGCGGACGCTGGCATCACGCGGCTTCCCGAGCCGACGATACCTTCGTCGCCGGGATGAGGTACGGGTGGGCGCAGGCCATCGCACTCTGCCTCGGCACATCGGTGGGCGAGGTCACCCAGGCGCTGCGTGACGGTGACCTGTGACGGCGCTCAGCCTTGCCCTGTGCTCGTGCTCGGGCAGGGCAGGGTTCACACGGCTCGGCGACGACTACGTCTGTGCGACGTGTCGGCGGCCGCGGCCAGGATACGAGGAGAACACGGTGGGACTAGCGTACTTCCGATCGGGTCCCATGGACGGCAAGGCGTACGAGGTCTCGACGCTGCTCAAGCTCGAGTCACTCGCGCTGCCGACCATGGAGTACCGGTGGACGCCCGAGAAGATCACGAGCTCACTCACTGGCCGCACGGCCAGGGTGTGGGTGTGGGACGGGCCAGGGACTGGCGGCAACACGGCCGTCGAGAATGAGCACCAGGAGGCTCACAGCATGACCGAGAATACGACAGTGGCCGACGCCCCGACGCACACGAGCCTTCTGGCCCGCCGTCAGGCGCTGAAGCTCTCACGGCCGCAGGTCGCGGCGAAGGCTGGCGTCACCGCGGCACAGATCTCCAGCCTCGAGACGTCCGCGAAGCGGATCAAGACGGACGTGCTGAACGCCGTGCACGAGGCGCTGCTGCACTTCGAGCGCGAGGCCGACGTGGCGTCGGCCAGCGACGACAAGGAGGGACACGCGTCGAGCTGACGCGCGCCACCTCGTGGAACGGATTCACCGAGGGAGACCAGGTGAAGGTGCAGGACGAGGCCGGTGCTAGGTTCCGGTTCGTCTCGTACGTCCCAGCCGGCGAGAGCAGCAAGGAGTTCGTTGAGCTGTTCGGTGGCCGGCGCGGCAAGGAGAAGATGCGGTACGTCCGCCCTGACAGGGTCATGGCGGCGAGGAAGGCACCACGTCGGCGATCCCCACGCACGACGGCGGTGTAGGCAGCAGGGTACCTCCTCACCGGGAGGGAAATGGCAGGGCGCGCTCCCTCCCGGTGTGTGGGTCCACCGTAAGACGTCACACCCAGTCCGTCCCCCCGCTGAAGGAACACATGAGAGTCAACGACGACGACGAGTCGTGGCGGTCACGCGCGCTCTGCCGCAGGTTCACCGACGTGAACTTCGTGCCCGACCCGTTCCTGGGAGAGGACTCGCTCCCAGCCAAGAACGTGTGCGCGCACTGCCCAGTCGCGGTGGACTGCCTGGCGTACGCCATGCGTACTGATCGGTTGGGCGTGTGGGGCGGCACCGACGAGGCGGACCGTGCGCTGCTGCGCACCGTCGCGGCGGTAGCCGCCCTGCCAGGCTGCCCGTGCGGTAGCGGTTCCCCTGGCGTCACGACGGCGCTGGGCGTCGTCTGCACGTCATGCGGCACGGTCAGCGCGTGAACCCGGTCGAGTACATCGCCCGTGGCTGGGCCGTCCTCCCGTGCCACAGCGTCCGCCCGGACGGCTCGTGCACGTGCGGGAAGGACTGCGCGGCGGCGGGCAAGCACCCGCGCACGCTCCACGGCGTCAAGGACGCGACGACGGACCCGGCGACGATCCAGCGCTGGTCCGAGATGTTCGGCCACGACGTGAACTGGGCCGTCGCGACGGGCGAGGTCTCGGGCATCGTCGTGGTGGACGTCGACCCCCGCAACGGCGGTGACCAGTCGCTGGCGGCGTGGACCGAGGTGAACGGCGACCTCCCCGTCACGCTGACGACGCTCACCGGTGGTGGCGGCTACCACTACTTCTTCCGATACCCGCGGGACGGCGGCCCGGTCACGAACCGGCCGAACTTCCTGCCGGGCGTCGACTTCAAGTCCGACGGCGGCTACGTGCTGCTACCGCAGGCGCGGCACAAGTCCGGCAGGCAGTACGCCTGGCGGGACCAGCGCACCGAGGTCGTGTCGCTGCCCGACACGTTGTTGCACGCGGTGCGCAACAGCGCGACCGAGCCAAAGAAGATCGACACATCTGATCTCACCAAGATCGCGTCGGGCGAGCGGAACGACACGCTGTTCCGACTCGCGTGTCGACTGCGCCGGCAGCTCAACGACGACCGGCTCGCGGTCGAGGCGTCCGTCCGCGCGTACAACACGTTCCGGTGCTCGCCGCCGTTGGACGAGGTCGAGATCTCGAAGATCATTGACTCGGCGTGGCGGCAGGACCACACCGACGCAGACATCGCACGGATGCTCACGACGGCGGCCGGGATCCGGAACCTCACCGACGACGGCAACGCCCACCGCCTGGTGGACTACCACGGGGCGGACCTGCGGTACGTGCCGACGTGGGGGTGGATGCGCTGGGTCGGGCACGCCTGGGTCGGCGACAGCGAGGGGCTCTCGGTGCAGGACCGGGCGCGGCTGGTGAACGAGGACATACGGCGCGAGATCGACCAAGTCAGCGAGCAGGATCTCCAGGACAGGCTCCGCAAGTGGGCGGGGCAATCCGAGGGGGTCGGACGCATCGAGGCGATGATGAAGCTCGCGAAGTCTGACAGCCGGATCCTGCGGGCGCACGAGGCGTTCGACGTGTCGGGTACGCTGCTGTCCTGCCGGAACGGCGTGCTGGACCTCACTACGGGCCAGCTCCGCGACCACGCGCCCGACGACTACATCACCAGGTGCACGAACGTGGACTACGACCCAGACGCACAGCTCGACGAGTGGGAGGCGTTCGTCCACCACGCCTGTGACGACGACCCCGACCTCGTGAGCTACGTGCAGCGCGCAGCGGGGTACTCGCTGTCGGGTTCAGTGACGGAAGAGTGCTTTTTCGTGATCGTCGGCCCAGCCGCGTCCGGCAAGTCGACGTTCGTCTCAGGGATGCAGGCCGCGCTCGGCGAGTACGCGGGCTCGTTCGCGAGCGACACGATCCTGCTACGTGGCCAGCAGAGCCGACGTGAGAGCGACCTGGCAACGACGATCGGCAGGCGGTTCGTGTCGGTAGTTGAGATGCCTGAGGGCGAGCGACTCGACGAGTCGGTCGTGAAGCAGTTGACCGGTGGCGACGCGGTCACGGCGAGGTTCCTCTTCAAGAACCCGTTCACGTTCAAGCCGCAGTACAAGCTGTGGATCGCGACGAACCATGAGCCACGCATCAACGATGACGCGATCTGGCGCCGCATCAAGCGCATACCGTTTCCGCGCGGGCTCCCGTCGGGACAGCGCAATCCGCGGGTGAAGGAGCTCATCAGCAACCCCGAGGTCGGCGGCCGCGCCGTGCTGGCGTGGGCCGTACGCGGCTACCAGATGTACTTGAAGGAACGACTGTACGAACCGGACAGGGTCGTCCGCGAGACGCAGGCGTACCACATGCGGCAGGACAAGATCGGTCAGTTCCTGGACGAGGTGGGCTCGGTGTCCGGCGAGGCCGAGCACAGGCTCGAGATGACGGACCTCTACATGCGGTACACCTCGTGGTGCTCGGTGACCGGGGAGCGCGCGTGGACCATGTCCAGCTTCGCGTCCCGCCTCGACGGACGACAGGGGATCACCACCACGAGGCTCAACGGGCAACACTGGGTCAGAGGCATCAAGCTGCGCGTGTCGAACACGCACGCGGCGACGGGAGGAAGCGCGTGGGGACTGTGACGAGGCGGTGCGCCGTCTGTGCGACGGAGGTGCCGCACGCGACGATCTTCTGCTCGGATCAATGCAAGAGAATTGGCCGTGTGGTACGGAGCGCGCAGCCTGGGAGTGACGAGGACTTCACGCTCGCCGAGGAGGAGACCGTGGACGACGACGTCGTCGAGCGACTGCGGGTAGCGGGCGCACGGCACCGTGAGGGCGTCGCCGCGGTGCTGGCGGCGTACACACGGTCCGAGCTCGAGCTGGACGCGATCGTCTGGGCGGCCCACTCCCGCGGCCTCACGGACCGACAGATTGGCACCGTGCTCGAGATGCGCACATCCAGCGTCCACCGTAGGGTGCTCGCGTTCCAGGCGCGGCTCTACGGGCCGGCGCCGCAGGCTGGGGCGCGGCCCGCGTAATCGAACGTTCGGTTGTACTGCCCCGCCGGGGTTGACACGTGAGGTACGTTCGGCTACCGTTGTCGTTGTCAGGCACCACGGATACTAGGAGGACGGGATATGACCGAGACCACGCACGACTACGAGGACAAGATCGTCAAGCTGCTGCACAAGGCCGAGGCTCGGGGCACTACGCCCGAGGAGGCCGAGGCGCTCACGGGAGCCGCCGAGCGACTGATGATCAAGTTCGGCATCGACCAAGCGATGCTCGCTGCCAAGCGTGTGGCCTCCGGTGGAGTTGCCGAGAAGATCGTCACCGAGCACGTCGACTTCACCGGGATCTACAGCAAGGGCATGGCGTACATGGCACACTACGTCACCTCCGCTCTCGGGAACGTCCGTTGCTACCAGACCGACCTCGGCAAGCGCGTCCGGTACTCGGTCGTCGGCTTCGAGTCCGACGTGAAGCAGACCATGACTCTCCTCCAGTCGCTCCAGCTGCAGTCGGTGGTGGCGATGAACGCGTGGTGGAAGCGGAACCGCGAGAACTACTACACGGGCATGGCGGGGTACAAGGCTCGGCGCGAGTTCATCATCTCGTTCGGGAGCGGCGCCGGCGAGCGGATCCGCCTGGCACGTGTCACCGCCGAGGGCGACGCCGCTAAGAGCGAGCCCGGTACGGCGCTGGTGCTGGTCGACCGCAAGAAGCAGGTCGACACCTGGGTCGACGACAACCTCCGGCTCCGCACGGGCACCAACCGGATGCAGGGCGGCGGCATCGGCGCACGCCAGGCTGGACACGTCGCGGGCCGGAACGCGAACACGGGTGGGTCGCAGCTTGGCGGCTCCCGCACGGCGCTGGGGCGGTGACGACCTGAACGTACGAGGCAGGGCTTGGCAGGGCGTGGCAGGGCTTGGCATGGGCGTGGCTTGGCAAGGAAGGCGCCGGGGTTCGAGGCCCCGGCGCCCACTAATCGAACGCAAGGTCGGGGTTGACATGGTTCCCCGCCGGGGACTACCGTAGTCTTGTCAGGCACAACGGATACGAGGAGGATCGACATGAGCACCGCCACCAGCACCCAGCGTCGCCAGCCCGGGACGCCCGCCGCGAACCAGTACGGCGTCTCCGAGGTCAAGTACGGCACCGCGGCCCAGGTTCGGTTCGTGACCAGGCTCGCCGCCGAGCGCGACACGGCTGGGCTGGACGTCCCCGCCGACTTCAGCCAGGTCAACAAGCGCCACCTCAGTGACTGGATCGAGCTGCTGCTGAGTCGCCCGGAGCGCCAGGGCGTCACCCGCACCGACGGCCCGAGCGAGAAGCAGGTCGCCTTCCTCAAGCGCCTCGCCGGCGAGAAGGACTGGGAGGACCTCGCGAGCCCGTCCGACGCGTCGGTGATCCGCCACGCCCTCAACGACGCCACGACGGCGATCGGCCGCCGCGAGGCGTCCTCCGTGATCGACTGGCTGATGTCGCTCCGCCGCAAGCCGACGACCTGGAGCTCATCGCAGGCGGGCCCGCTCGAGGCTGGCATGTACCTGCTCGACGGCGTGGTCTTCAAGGTCCAGAAGGCCGTCCACGGCTCGGGCAACATGTACGCGAAGAAGCTCGTCCAGGACGGCCACGGCGACGCCCACTTCGAGTACTCGCCGGGCACGGTCCGCAAGCTGTCGGCCGAGCACAAGATGACCCTCGAGCAGGCGAAGGAGTACGGCGCGCTGTACGGCACCTGCTGCGTGTGCGGCGCCACCCTCACCAACGAGGTCAGCATCGAGGCCGGGATCGGCCCGGTCTGCGGGAAGCGGTTCTAAGATCACCAAACAACCGAAGCTGGTCGGCGCCGTCGCCCTTGGGGGAGAGCGACGGCGCCGACCTACTACGTCAAGGGGAGAGCAGTGGACGACATCATCGAGGTCATTGCCCGGGCGCTGACGTCCGTGGACCGCGAGTTCGCCGTACGGGTTGGGACGGGTCAGGTCGCCCCGGGCTCGTACATCACGGACAGGGACCGCGCCGTCGTGATAGCCCGGGAGCTGACCGACGCTGGCCTGGTGGTCACGCCAGGCGCTTAGCGGCCAGCCACGCCTCCAGCGCCACCTTCATTCGCTCGTTGTCGCCGACGTGGCGCTCCCTGACCCATCCGCGCGCCGCGACAGCCAGCTGGGCGTCGGGGTCGGCCGCGCCCGCGGGTGCTGGGAGCGTGCGACCCGTGACCGCGTAGTAGGCGCCCGCCAGCGCCGCGGTGTCGATCCCGGCGGCGAACTGCTGGGTGCCGAGGTGCTCCGGCCAGACCACCACCCAGGCCTCCTCGACCTGGTGGGACCAGAAGTCGTCCGTGAAGGCGGTCTCCACGCCCCAGGTGACGAACCGGACGTCGTTGGCCGCCTGGCCGAGGTATCCGCTAGCCATCACCGAGTGCCCGCCGTCTACGGGCGACTCAGGGTCGTAGCCCCAGGGCTGCCCCGCGGCGAACTCGGTCTGGTTGGCCGCCCGGACGGACACGCCGACCCAGACCACGCCAAAGATCGCGAGCGCGGCCTTCACCTCGTCCAGGCTCGTGTGGTCGACCTTCGCGAACGCGACCGCTTTGACGCCGTCCGGGCCGCCCTGCCCGTGCAGGTACTCCAGGGCGGTCTGGATGTCCATCCCGTCGTCCTGGGTCGGGAACCCGGGGTTCTGCGTCTTGTAGAGCGCGACGACCTCGTCCATGCCCGGGTAGGTCGGCCTGTCCGCGAGCAGCGACGTGACCACGTACCGCTCGTTGGCCCACGTGACCGCGACGCAGTCGCCGTATCGGTCGTTGCCGAGCACCGCCCAGTCTCTGATCACGGACGCGTAGTCCTCGCTCGTCGGGTGCGGCGGGATCGCCGCGAGGTCGGTCGTGCGCAGCACGCTCGCGAGCTTGAGCGCCGGCGCCAGCTTAGGCGCACGGCGCCCGTAACAGTTCGTCATTCGGTGCGGGACCTCTCTCAGTCGTCGTCGTCGTCGTCGTCGTTGTCGTCGGTGTGTCGTGCTGGACGTCGCGGCTGCGCCCGCCCATCACGCGTCGCCGCCTCGAGCTTACGCATGAGTGCGAGGTGCTGCTCAGTGATCGTGACCGCGAGCGCGTTGATGGCCTCCGTGCCGGCGACGTACGACCGCAGGTTGTCACGCTCTGACGTCATCGCCACCAGCGCGCTGCTGCAGCGCTCCATGTCGTCCTCGAGGAGCTCCACGCGCTCGGTGAGCGCGGCGTTCGAGTCCTTGAGCGTGTCGATCGTCGCCCGTGAGTACGACGCCCGGTAGTACGACACGGCAACGGCTACGGCACCGATGAGCGCCAGCGCAATACCCACGATCCCGCCGATGCCGTTGAGGCTGATGGCGGTGGTCGCCGCCGTCGGGTGGACGATCACCACGGGGTCGCCCTCCTCACGCGCGGCTGGTCAAGATTCTATCCGGCACGTGACTACGAGGCGGCTGACTCGACGCCCCACGCGGATACCCCTCGCGCGCTGATGTTGCCCGTGCCTGCGGTGCGTCGAATCTGCAGGTTGAGGCTGATGCCGGCCAGGTACGATCCTGCCAATGGCGACGCGGGGATCGTGTGGTAGCTAAAGTCGGCCGATGGGATGGTGATCGTCGGGCCGACCTGCGCGCCGTTCTGGTCGATGAGTCGCGCCTCTCCAGTCGTGCCCGCCGTGTCCGAGCGACACAGGATCTGCGCGGTGATCTTCGGGTGCTGCTTGTAACCGATGAGCGTCGAGACCGTGGAGAACGTCGCCGACTGCGTGGTCTGTGTCGGGGCCGAGTTGTCGGCGAACGCGCCGAACGGGATGTACGGTCGCGCCGTGCCCTGGCCGCTCGTCGTGTCGTCGGTGACGATGTAGTTACCCGCGCGGTCATAGATCCCCACGAACCCGGCGAAGACGTCGAACGCGAGTGAGCCGTCGTTGCGGTATAGCGCGACGCCGGTACCGTTGGCGAACGCGCCGAGCTTGCCGATCATGTTCCCGTTTGCGTCGAGGATCGTCAGGCCGTCGCCCTTGATCGTCGCCGAGTTGAGCGCAGGCTGTCGCTCGAGGTTCTCGACACGCTGCTGTAGGTCCTTGACGATCCGCTCGAGGTTCGGCGGGAAGTTGGTCACCGGCATATCAGGTCACTGCCTGGCTGAGCGTGAGCACGATATTCTCCTCTTGTCCGGCCTGTGATGGGTTGATCGTGATGGACGACACGCGCATATACGTGTCGATCCCGTTCGCAAAGTACTCGTCAGGCTCGATCACGACACGGCACGCGTCGCCTACGTTGAATGACCCAGCCGGGACGGACGGGTCGTCTGGATTGAGCTGGATCGTCGGAGTGACGACGCCGTTGCTGACGGCGAGGCCGTACGCGGCGACCACGCTGTCGAGTGTTGGCTGGTCGAAGATGTCCTTGTACTGGATGACATCAGACGTGATCGGGTAGCCGGCGTTCACCATGGACTGATTCGTGTACTGGCTCTGAAGCGCACCCTGCCCGATGCCGCCGCCGACACCGTACACACGGTTGGGTGACTGTGAGCCGAACCGCGGCCACTTGTAGTTCTGGACGTTGCCCGGCTTCCGGAACACGAGTCCTGACGTGCTCGTCGGCGCACCGACGTACGGGCCGCCCAGCACGAGCTTCGCCTGTGGCACCATCCCGCTCGCGTACTGCGTCGAGATGTAGTAGTCGAACCCGGGTGACAGCTTGGAGAGCTGTTGGATCGCCGAACCGTACTTGGTCATCGTACTTGGGTCGTAGCTCTCCGTGTCGAGCGTTCCGCTCAGCACCGAGCCCGTCGCCGGGATGACGACCCCGACGTTAGAGCCGTCCACCCCACCCTGCGCGTGGTTCCACAGGTCGATGGCGATGGAGCATAGATCCACGCTCGTGTACTTGAGCGCCTGGTCGATCACGACGTGGTCCGCGTACGAGTCCCATGTGCTCCCTGTGAGCTGGTACGTGCGGGTACTGGAGTCGTAGTTGTCGTCCCAGACGATGCCGCCGCTGACGATGTAGCCGTTCCGGTCAACCCAGTACGCGGTGCGTCCCGGGATGATCAGCGACGACAGGTTCGCGGCGGCCCGGAACCGCTCGTCGGCGAGGTTGAGGTCCGCGGAGAACGACCCCGTCGCGGACAGCGCCACCGTTGCCGCCACGTTCACGAGTGGCAGCGTGCCGAGGTAGTTCCCGGTCATCACGTCGGTGAAGAAGTACTTATACGTGGCCACGCATCACCACCACGTGTCGGACCAGTTGACGACGAGCGTCGCGGCGGACGAGTAGCTAGATGCGCTGAACTGCACTGACGACTGCCCAGGCGGAAGATACGGGAACGTCGACCCGGGCAGCACCGTGTTGCCGCGGCTGGCCTGGCCGTTCAGGATGACGCTCGAGAGGTCGGCGTTGACCGTGAGGGAGTCACTCGACCCGAGCGTGATGTTGAGCGCGAGCGTGGCGCCCGTGCTCACCTGGATGATCGACGGGTTGACGCACGGCCCGTTGACGGTGTACACGGGCTCGGACGGGAAGTTGCCGAGGTTGCCCAGCGCCGCGGATCCGGAGTTGCCCGTGCCGCCGAACGTGACGCTGAACGGTCCCACCGGGAACGTGAGGCCCGACGCCGCGACCGGCAGGGTGATCGTCGCCGTCTTGCCCACGCCGTACTTGCGCGGGTCGCGCGCCGTGAGTGGGATCGAGAACTGGAAGACGTTCCCGTCCACCGGCGTCACCGTGGGCTTGTCGGACGGGCGCACGGCGGCGGTCTTGAGCGCGTCGGGCTCGTTGATCGCAAGGATGGTGTCGACGTTCATCACGCCCAGCGCCGACAGCGACGCCACGACGCCGAGGAGGACGTTCCGTGCCTGCCACGCGAGGATCGGTGACGGCGCGGTGACCATACCCGCGAAGACGATGCTACGTGGCTCGAGCCAGCTGGTCCCTACCCAGGCGCCGTGCTGTGCGCCGCGCTGCTGCTGCGCGACCGAGATCGTGGTCCCGTCCATCCAGCCAACCGGGTCGTTGAAGAACCACTTGATGCCCAGCTGATCGATGGCGTTGAAGACCAGTCCGCCGAGCTGTGCCCAGTAGTTCACGGGCGACAGACCGGCGATGGGGACGCCCATCCCAGCGGGCGCGTTCACGAGCGCCGCGCCCGGCGTGGGTGGCACCGAAGGTGTCGGGTACGTCATCCTAAGTCACCGTCCTATCCCTGGTGACACGTTGGACGTGGGCGTGGCGGTAGGCGTGGACGACGGCACCGGCGCGCCGTACCGCACGCTCCTCGCGAACTCCGCGGACGCCCGCTGTGCGAACGACGCCTCCGACATCCCCTGGGACGGGTAGATGTAGTTCGCGACGGTGATCGTGGTACCACCACCACCAGAGCCCATAGCACCCGAGACGCCGCCTGGGGAGCCCGCGGGGACGGCTCCCGCCGCGCTGTTCACGTAGCTGACGTACCCCGGGAGGTCGCCGCCGCCCATCGCGTACGAGTGGGCGACACCGCCGGCGGCGAACACCTTGAGCCCGGCGGTGGTGAGCTCGTCCGGCGTGAGGTACGCGCCACCGAACATCTTGGCGATCGACGCGAGGATGAGCGTGCTGCGCTGACGCTTCGCCGGCGACAGCGGGATGTAGCCCTCGCCGCCCGTCTCGGGCTCGGCCCAGAGACGGAAGTCGCCGCCAGGCGCGACCTGCGCCACGTGGTTCTCGGCACCGGTCGCGAAACTGTGGAACACGCCGCCGTCCGCGTTGAGTCGGATGTTGGTCCCCTGGATCTGGAACATGTTCACACCGACGCTGATGATCTTCTTCGTCGGCAGTGCGCCGATGTCGTTGAGGAGCGTCTCCATGCCGAGCGACGTCTGGGCCAGGTTTGGCGTGTCGAGCAGGATCTGCTTGCTACTCGGCGTGAGGTCGATGGTCTGCCGTAGCGCGTCCATCTGGGTGTTGCTCAGGCCGAGCTGCGACTGCAGCGACGCGAGCGCGTTGTTCGCGAGGTTCTGGTAGGCGGCCGTCGCGTCGGCGGTCGCGTGCGTGCTGTCCTCCGTCTTGATCTTCTGGTCATACACCGCGGTGGCGGCGTTCTCGAGCTGCTGCTTGAGCGTCCCCATCCCGTTCTGCAGGATGTTGGCCGCGCCGGCTGCCGTACTGATCTTCCCGGACGCGTCGAAGAGCTGCGAGCCCAGGTCCTTCGATGGGTCGATAGCGTTCTTCAGGTTGCCCGCGAGGTCGGCGACCTGCTGGTTGGCGTTCGACATCGCAACGTCAACGTCTGGGGTCTTGCCGGCGAGCGCGTCCAACGACGCCTTGAAGAGGTCCGTCTTGTCCGCAGCTGTCTTCGTTGACGTCTGGTACTTCAGGAGCTCCGCGACGAAGTTGCCCACGGCACCTGACGTGTTCTTGAGCGCGTACTCGCCCTCGCCGACGAGCTGCTGGAACCTGCCCTGGGACACCGCGCCGGTGGCGATCTGGTTCGCGGTGACGGACATCAGCGCGCCGTACTTCTGGAGGTCGTCGCTGGAGAGGTGCAGCGTGGTACTCGTGGCGGCCATGACGCTGTCGTAGGTCTGCTGCTGGTGCGCGAGCTTCACGAGCTCGTCGTGGTAGAGGCCCGCGTTGGTCTTCGCGTTGACGAGCGCGGCGACGGCGGCGTTCACGTCGCCGTTCGAGCTCTTCAGCGCGGCCTGGAACGCGTTGAGCGCGAACTTGGTGCCGGCTATCGTGATGGTGCTCTTGCTGTGCATGTTGTTGAGATCGTCGAGCGGCTTCACCTGCTTGTTCAGCGAGTCCGTCGTGTCCTTGATCGCCTTGTCGTAGTCCTGGAACGCTACCGTGCTGAGCGAGTCGTTGACCTTCTTCATCGACGCCTTGATGGTGTCGCCCATGTTCTTAGCCTCGAGGGTGGCCATACCCATGGCCTGCTTCGCGGCAGCGCTGTTGAACGTGAAGTGTACGTCGACCTCGTGTGGTATCCCGAGGAGTGAGCCGAGCGCGTTGCCCAGGCCCTCCACAATGTGGAGCGGGAGCGAGAGCAACCCCTTGCCGATGCTCTCTATCCCCTTCAGCAACTTGCCCGGGTTGAGCGTGAACAACCCGACGAACACGTCCACGACACCCTTGACGATGTTGCCGATGTCGTGGAACACCTTGCCGATCATGTCGCCTAGGTCGTGGAGCATGTTCACGAAGTTCTTGCCGTGGGTCATGACCGTGATGATCCCGATCACCAACAGCGCGATGACGGTGATGACGGCGCCGATCGGGTTCGCGACGAGGGCAGCGTTGATGAGCAACTGCACGCCGATCCAGGCGCGGGTCACCATAGTCACCAGCGGGATCATCTTGAACAGCGCGACGGCCTCCGCGAAGAACGCGCCGATGCCACCCGCCGTCATCGCCGCGTCGAGGAGTAGCTGGGCACCCGTCCACAGACCCGTGGCGACGATCACCGCTTTCGTGACGACGGCGTACAGCCCCTGTGCGACGGTCAGCGCGATCGTCGACTTAGTCACCATACCCAGGTACTCAACGAGCGTCCCGTCGCTGAGCGCCATCATCAAGATTCGCAGCGTCGTGATCTTCGTCGCGAACCCGACCGTGGCGGTCCCAGCGAGGGCTACCGCCGCCGCGTACAGACGCATCCCGACACCGATCGTGAGCAGTACCGCGGCGAGCTGGCCGAAGTCGACCACGACGGTAGTGATGCCCTTCGCGTGGTCCGCGAGCCACTTCGTCGCGTCCTTGATCGCGGGACCAACGTACGCGGTGAAGACGTGTTCGATCTCACGGAGGGCGTGGTCCGCGAAGTTCAGCACCTGCTTCGCGCCGTTCTTGAGGGCGTTCCACAACGGCTCGAGCGCGTGTGTGAGGTTCTCGGCGGCCGGGATCAAGTCTGCCTTCACGAACGTGACCATGAACTCGAACGACGTGTGCAGCAGGTTGACGATGCCGGCGAGTGGCCCAAACTTCGTCTGCAGGTTGGCGAAGATCGACCCGCCCGACCCCAGGTTCTGGAACCACCGTGCGGTGGCGCCCGCGGCGCCAGAGATCGCGGGGAGGATCTTCTCGCCGATGCTGATGGCGCTGGTCTTGATCGTCTCACCGAGCTGTGCGAAGATCACGTTGGTGCTCTTCTGCACAGCGCCCCAGGTGGCGATGTTGTCGCCACCCTTCTTGGCGGCGACCGCGATCTTGTTCGTCCGGTCGATGAACCCGGCCATGTTTGGCCCGGACAACTGCAGGATCGTGTTGAGGCCTACGGTGCCACCGGTGGTCGACTTCAGCGCGGCGACGAACGTCTGTGCGGCTGGGTTGCCCGCCTTCAGCAGGTCGTTGAACCCGGACACCTTGCCGGCCAGCGTGAGGAACTGCTGGCCCTGCGCAGATCCCTCGGCGCCCATCCCGCGGAACTGCTTGCGGTAGTCGGTCAGGCTGAGCGTCCCGGCGAGGAACTTGCTCGAGATGTCCGCCAACGACGGTGACATCTGGTGGAGCATGGTCGTCAAGTCGGCGGACGCGGACTGCGACTGCTTGAACGCGCTGACCGCGACGAGTCCTGCGGGGCCCATGTGCTTCTGGATAGCATCCACTACCGCGTTGATCGAGCCGATGAGGCCGACCGACGGGTTGGAGAGTCCCTGCTCGAAGTTCGTGACGTTGATGCCGAGCTGTTGCAGCGCGTTGATCGCGACGTTACTCGGTGCCTGGAAGTTCTTGATGAGGTTGGAGAGCTCCTGCGTCGCCTCGTTGGCTGACGTGCCGTGCTGCGTCAGCGTGGCGATGGCGCCGCCCACCTCGGCGAACGACACGTGCGCCGCGGAGGCGATGGGGATGACGGTGGACAGTGCGCTGGAGAAGTTCTCCATCGACGTCTTGGACTCACCGGCGGCCGCGATGATCTGGTTCATCGCCTCCGCGGCCTGCGACGCGGGGATGTGGTACGAGGCCATGACGGACGTGAGGCCGGTGATGACGGTGCCGAGGTCCGCGCCCTCGGCGCGGGCGCCCTCGGCGGCGATCTGCAGCACGTGCGTCGCATCCGCCCCGCGGTAGTTCGCCTTCTCCAGGTTGTAGAGCCCGGTCGTGAGCTGGTCCGTGGACGTGCCGGTGACCCTGGCGATCTGGAGTGTGGCGTCGCCCATGCCCTTGATCGCGGACTGGGACTCACCGGCGGCGGACACCAGCAGCTGCATGTGCGACTGGAAGGTGCTCGCCATCTTGGTGAACTCGACACCGGCGATCACCGCGGCGGCGGGGATGGCGACGCCGAGTGACACGCCGATGACGGACGCGGCCTTTCCGATCTCCTTCTTGACGTCGCTGAGGCCGCTCTTCTCGGCGAACCCAGTGAGCCGGGTCTTGAGCCCGGTCTCCATGTCCTTCGCCGCCGTGTTGAGCCCGGCGCCGCCCGCCGCGAACTCCGCCTCGCTCGCCTTCAACGACGACTTGATCCCAGTGCGCAACCCGCTGTCGAAGTTGGTGAGCCGTGCCCGGATGTCGACGTAGGCTACACCTAGCAGTGACTCGGCCACGACCCACCCCCTCTCATCGCTGCACGGGCTGTGCTGGGCCACCCACGAGGTTCATCGCGTTCTGGTGTCCCGTCTGGTGCTGTGGTGTGGCGCCCCACGTCTCGCGGTTCTTGTTCCTCTGCCGTTCAAGAAACTCGGCGGTGATCGCGCTGTCCGAGATGACGTTCTCGATGTGGTCGCGCGCCTTCCGTCGGGACACCTCCGAGTAAACCATGTCGTCCACGGCAAGGGTCGTGAACACGCTGAGCATCACACCCGCGTCGATGACGTCGAGGTCCACACCGGCCACGACCAACCTCCCCTCGACGTCTTCCCAGGATCCGAGTGCCAGGCCTATGACGGCACGGCACTCAAAGTAGGGCGGTCGCCGTACTGCTCGATCATCCAGTTGGCGATGTTGGACAACTCGGGGAGCTCGATGGCGGGCTCCGCCGTGTCCAGCGTCTTGATGAACCGCTCGCGGTCGTCGGCGACGATGGCGCGCTCGAAGAACTGACGCAGCGCCGCGGCCTGGTACGACGACTCGAGGTTGCCCGACGCGACCAGGTCCAGCATGAGACTGCCCGGGATGCGCGGCCGGGCGTGGAACGTCTCGGTGACGCTGGTGCCGTCCGTCTGCTCGAGCTCGATGTTGAACTCGACCGGCGGCTCGTCAGACCGCTTGATCTTGAAGGACTTACCCATCCTGTGTGCGCTCCCTGTCCTAGATGATGGCGTACTTGAGGTTGTCCGTGAGGAATCGGTTGGGCTTCGTGCCCGGGTGATGCACCGTGCGCGCCACGATCTTCTGTGACCCGATGTAGAACACCAGCACCTTCTTGGTCCGTGGCCGGATGATGTGCGGGCGTGTGCCCTGGTGCACGAAGATCGCGTACGGCACGTCGGTGCCGACCAGCACCGTCGGCGAGCCGCTCGAGCCACCGGGTACGATGCGCTTCCGCAGCGAGTACCGCAGGTTGCCCACGCCCTTGCTGTACTGTGTTGGTCCAGCGTGGATGTGCCCGAGCGGGATCTGCCGTTGCGCGGCGAGCTGCACCCGCTCGGCGCGCTTGATCAGGTCGCGCATGACCATACCCGTCGGGCCGCGCAGGATCTTGGACACCTCGACGGCGTTGAGCACCACGACTGGGTTGGCCGCCGAGTTGTTGAGCGCGAACGCGGTCACAGCAGCGGCATCGTCAGTGTCCCGGTCACCGCGACCACACCTCCCTCAGGTCCGACCGTGGTGACTGGGCCGATCGTCACCGGCATCCCGTAGTTCCCGAGCGCCTTCTGCTCGACGATGTCGATGAGCGACTGCACGAGGTTCTGCGCGTCCTGCAGCATCAGCTGCGCGTTCGCCTGGATGGCCGTCGGGTTTGGGATCACCGCGGCACCGCCGACGCCGTCCTCGAGCATCGGCGTCTCGCGGACGATGACGACCATCATCTCCACACTCATGTAGATGAAGCCCGACGAGTACTCAACCGGATCCTCGGCGCCAGGGCGCCCGGCGAACACACGGAGTACGTTCGTCGTCACCTGCTCCCCGTCGTACGCCACCGTCTGGCCAGGCGCCACGTACTGCACCGTCGGCAACGTCGACCCGTAGGCGGTCATCCGGGTCGTCACCTGCGTGAGCAGCGTCTGGCACAGCTGGAATGGGTCGCGCACGACTACGCCTCGACACCCGTGCCAGCCGTGGCGTCGTCATCGTCAGGCGTCGGCGCGACCTCGGTCGTGTAACCGCTAGGCGTAGCTGGCTCGACCGCCTCAGGGACGCTCACGCCCTCGACCGGAGGCAGCGCGAGCGCGAGGTCGCCGTCCGAGACGGAGGCCACCCTGCGGTCGAACTCGTCACGGGCGCCGTCGCTCATGCGGACGTACGTGTCGCGGAGCGTCTCGAGCTGTGCATCAGTCGCGCCCACCCGGCGCCAGCGAGCCTCATCGAACCCAGTCACAGGTACCTTCTCCCAACGGAGACGGAACGCGCGTCCTATCCCTGGGCCCTAGTGTACCCGAGATCGGGTGAGTAAACCTTAGGCCTCCGCCGCTGCCCGTCTGGGTTATAGGCACGGATGAAGACGTCCGCCTCATACACACCGGTGAGGCCCTTGTCGAGGTACTGCATCGGGTCGACGACCGCCATCGTCACGCCCTGCCTCGTGATGCTCGTGAGGCGTGTCGGCAGCCGGTTCGGGATGTTGGCGTGTGCTCGCGCGAGCTCGGCCGCGAGAGCCTCCGCGGCGGCGACGCCGCTGGAAGGCGGGTCCATGCCGTACATCGCGTCGACTGAGAACGTGCCCGGCTCGCTGTCCGGCAGGGACAGGTCCTGGCAGATCGGCCAGCCCCACCGCGCCGTCGGCTGGAAGTTCACGTTGGGACGCGTGCGGACGAGCCAGCGGCCCTCGTCGATGCGGTACTCGGTGGACGGGATCACCGTACCGTCGATCTTGACGAGGTTCACCGCCCGCAGCAGTGACACGCCCAGGTCTACCTGCGGTGGCTGACGGCATAAGTCGTGCGCGCCGCCCATGCACGTCCCCCAGGATGCGGCGTAGAAGTTCCCGGTGAGCTGCTCGAAGTACCGAGCCCAGTCCGCGGTGGTCCACGTGATGGGTCGGGCGCTCGGGCGGAACGTGCGCTCGCACACGCCCTGGAACTGCCGGCCAGACAAGCTGAAGAGGATGTCACTCGCCTGGGCGCACGCGAGGTCGACCGCCGCTGCGGTGAGCGTGCCCGCGGTGATCGCGGTCTGGATGTCCGGGAACGAGCCGGTGACCGCGGCGCTCGTGGTCCAGATGGCGCATACGCCGGGGGACGTGGTCGGTGTCGTCACCTCACGCCTCCTATCTCTGGACCACGGGCACCGCGACTACCGTCTGCTACTGGGTGGTGGTCTGGGTGCCGATCTGCGGCGTCGGGTAGGCCGTGTCGTACATCCACTGGACAGCCTTCGTGCTGTCGAAGGGGAAGTCGCCCGCGGGACCCGCGCCCCAGTTGGGGTTCTCGGTCGCGAACCCGCTGAAGGGCGACGCGAGCCGGTTGATGTCGATGGTCCGGTTGCCCTTGACCAGGTACAGCCGAGGCAACACCCAGCGCTGGTACGGCTGGGTCGGGTTGATCACGCCGGCGACGATGTTGTGCGTCCACGCCTCGACCGAGACGCCGTACGGCGACGTGAACTGCCCGAGGGCGCCGTACTGGTAGCCCTTCACGTTCACGGAGCCGGAGCCACCCGACGTGTACGTGGTGCCACCCGTGAGGATGACCTCGAGCTCCGGGTCGTTCGTGACCGTCTCGAGGTTGACCGTGTACCGCTTGATGACGTCCTGCAGGCGGTACGAGACGTACACGATACCGGCGGCGTTCTTGTCCGCGACTTCCTGCCCGGCCTCAAGCTCCGGGTTGAAGTCGATCTTGACCAGGTTGTCGGTCACGTACATCGGCTGGTTCGCGTGCGAGCCGTCCGACTTGAGCGCCGTCACGCGGATGGCCACGCAGTGCAGTGACCCACCGTTCTGGTTCGCCATGGGTGTCTTCCTTTCCTGTGGGTGTGCGTACTGCTGTTTGCTTATCGGCCTACGAGTCGAGCACCGCGTTGCACGCGAGCCAGCACTGCTCGTCCCACGACGCGAGCGCGAACATCTCGGCGCGTGTCGTGATCGTGTTCGTGCTGCGGTTCATGTTCATCACGATCTCGTCGTCGGTGAACCCACTCGTCTCAGCGGTGCGGCCGAGCGGGTCGACCGTGTAGTAGTTGACGTTCTTGCTGTCGAGCCGGACGTCCACCATCCCGGTCGCGAACAGCCAGGTGTTGCCCGCCGCCGGTGCGCTGCCGCCTGGCCCGGTGTTGGGGTACCCGGTGCCGGCGACGACGATCGTGTCGCGCGCCGTGAGGATGAGGTTGCCCACCCGGCGGATCGTGGTCAGGTACGGGAGTGCCTCCGGCCTGCAGTGGATCATGCCGCGTCCACCGAGGCCGCAGTCGGCCAGTCCCTGCTCGAGGATCTCGAACGCGCGGTGCACGGTGGGTGCGCTGCCGGTGGGCGAGAGGTTCGTGACGCCGATCTTGGTGAGCCACGCGTTCGGGTAGCTCTCTGCCGACGCGAGCGCGCCGCCCCAGAACTCGGTCTCGACCGCCTTGTGGCGCCCGACCTTCAGGCGCATGTCGAGGCGGTCCTTGAACTGGTGCCCCTGGTAGCCCATCGCGGAGCACGTGTCGTCCACCCCGATGACGTACGCCTGCCAGTCCACCAGGCCGGGCGTGTAGCCCGGCGAGTTGGTCCCTGAGCCGTCGCACGAGTCGCGCACCCACGGCGCGCTGTTGTCGTGCGGCTGGAAGCTGATGCCGTTGACCCACCGGCCGTCGGTCTCGTCGCCGGCCTGCAGCGGGTCGTTCGCCGCGTGCAGGAGCGAGATGACCGGCTCGAGAAGTCCCGGAGGTGATACCGGTACGTGGAACCCTGCCACTTGCGCTCACCTCCTCTCAACGAGGTCGTGACCCCGGCGCCCTCGCCTGAGCGCGTTAGGCGAGGACGCCGGGAACCCGTCAGTAGACGTTCGGCGAGGTGGCGGTGGTGACCGACCCGGCATAGGCGCCGTTCGGCCGGACGGCCGAGACTACCTGCAGCGCCTCGAACCCGCGGAACGCGACACCCTCGAACGTCTCGATGAACGTCTCGTAGTCGTTGGTGCTGTCGAGGGTGCTGTCGCGGACGACGCCGATGTCCATCCGTCCACCGTCGAGACGCTGGAACGAACCCTCCGCGAACAGCCACCACACCAGGTTGTGCGGCCAGTCAAGGAGCGTGGCGTTGTTGCCCTGCGCGCCGAAGCCCTGGAAAGCGCTGTTCACGCCGGCGCCGGTGACCGCGGCCTGCCCGTCGAGGAACCACGTGATGTTGACGCCGCGGGCCGTGAAGTAGCCCTCGATGTCAGCGTCCGAGACGGCCAGGATGTTGTCCGGGTCCGCGGAGTACGTGCGGGCCAGGTCGGCGCGGAACATGTCCTTCGCCCAGTCCGGCAGGAGGGCCCGGAGATTGGACGTCGCACGGTTGATGCGCGACCGGTAGCAGTACGCCGCGGCGGCCTGGTCCAACGTGGCCAGGATGTCCCGGGCCGCGCCGAGCAGCTGCCCGGACGAGACCACCGTGGACGACGCCGAGATCTTGCTGAGCCGGTAGAGCTCACGGATCCGAGCGGCGTTCGCCTCGGCGAGCTGGGTGTTGGCGTCCACCATCTCGGGGAAGAACCGGGCCATCATGTTGCCGAACTTGATGCGGGTCGGGATCGCGTCCACGAACACCTCGACCTCGTTGCCGCACGAGATCGTCTGGACCGGCTTGGTGGCCGTTCCCGGGTTGGCATCCGTCGCCTCGGTCCAGACCGCCGTGCCGGACGAGCCGACTCCGGCGAACGTGGGCGGCGACATGAACCGGACGCCGCCGCGGTTCGCCTGGAAGTTCGGCAGGGCGGCGGCGATGGGCTCGTCGTCGGCCGACGCGATGAACAGCGAGTAGTCGACCGCGACGGGGTTGCACACGCCACCGGAGGCGACGAGGGCCTGGTGATCGACGACGGCCGAGATCTTGGCGGCGTCCCGGACGGGGTCGCCGGTCAGCCGGCGCTCCTCCGGGTACTCGACCTGCACCGAGGCGACCAGCATGCGCTCACCCGAGCCGCGGCCCAGCGAGTCGATCCGCTGGGTCATGAGCTGCGCGAGCTCGTCCCGGTCCTTGATCGCCTCACCGGCCTGACGCCCGTTCTTGCCGTGCATCTGGGCGAAGATCTGGCTGGAGGCGCGAGGACCGGTCGAGGCGCGGGGGCGTCCCTGCGGCTGTGAGTTGAACGACGCCGCGGACGGGCGGGCCGGTGGCTTGGCCGTCGAGGCCGCGAGCGCCGGGGCACCGTCGCCCTCTTCGCCCTCGCCCTCGTCCTCGCCTTCCTCGCCGTCGCCGCCCTCGTCCACGACGTGCATCCGGCTGCGGAGGTCGTTCGCGGTCGCCTCGGCGGCGGCCGCCGTGTCGGCGCGGGTGGTCTGCTCCGCGACGATCTGGTCGTGCGCCGTGGCGATGTCCTGCATGACCTGGACGATCGCGGGGGTCTTGGGCTCGCCGTCCACACGGTCGAACTCCTCGACCAGCGCGGTCTCGAGCTCGGTGAGCTCGCTGTCTGTGAGCTCGGCGATCCGGTCGATCTTCTGCTGCAGTTCGGGGTCCATCTGTTGCCTCCAAGTCGCGAGAACCCTGCGGGGTGGTGAATGACTGAGTGTCACAGAGAGGCTGCGCGGCTGGAGGTCTATGACCTACGGGCCGGACTACGGTCGACGCTAAGCGGACCGGTGCCGATCTTTCGTGATTCGTACTGTACTATGAACCCTTGTGCATCCGCACACGAAGCGAGTTCGCGAGGACTTCGCCGCGGGCGAGCGCCACCTGGGCAGCCTGCGCGTGCCGTGTCCGCACGCCGTCCCGGATGTTGCGCGCGTCCTTCGTCAGCACGTAGTCCATGAACGCGGCGACGCCTGGGTCCGTGACCGTGGTCGGTGCATCGTCGGCTGGGGTACGCACGACGCCCGCGGCGACCAGTGCCTGCGGCGCGCCTGACGCGACCCGCGCCCTGGGCACCTGGAAGCCGGGGGCGTTCACGGCCAGAGCCGCGATGAGCTCCAGCCCGCGCCCGTGCTGCCGCCAGTCACCCGAGAGCGTCGCGCCCCTGAGCCGCCGCACCTGGACCTCCGTGACGTCGGGCTCGAGCGTCCCAGACAGCCAGATGCCGTGCTTGCCGTCCACGGCGACGACGCTCGCCACGACGGTGCCCGTGTCATCGTAGTGCTCGAGCGCTGGGCGCTCACCAAGGAAGATGTCGGCGTGTCCCGTGCCCATCGTGATATGGCCCACGGGGATGACCTCGCCCTCGGCGGTCTTGATGCCGCCCAGGTGGAACTGCGAGTAGTCAGTGCGGGAACGCGGCGCGAGGACGCACTTACCCGAGAAGCCCGTGTGGCAGGACTGCCACCCGGCGAGGTGGCCGAAGACGCGACCGTCGTCGGTGATCGTCATCGGCGTTAGCTCATCGGGCTCCGGTACCTCGAACCACGCGCGCGGCGGGTACATCGGCGCTTCGGTAGCGGCCACGAGTCCTCCCTCGCACTCGGCGCATGTGCGCTCCCAGGGTTCGTCCAGCACTCGGACGGCCGACGACGCCGTGACCCCGTCAGGCGCCACGCGAGGCGATTCGCTGCCGTCGGCGAGCTTGATGAAGGCGCCCTCGAACGCCGGGAACGGGCAGATGGTCACGCCCATGAGGCGCGCCGCCGTGATCCGCTCCCGCATCCGCAGCTGCTGCTCGTCCTCGCCGTCGTCACCCTCAGTGTCGTCGGCGAGCGTCGTGCCCTCGGCAGCCCAGAACAGCAGGTCGTCCAGCCACGAGTCGTCGTCCTCCACGACGTTCCCGCTCGAGTCGACGAACTCGATGACGGACTCGACATCGCCGAGGTCGACCGAGACGCCGCGGATGAAGCCCTCGCGGATGAGGTCCGCGATCTGCTGCGCGTTGTCCAGCCCAGTGAAGACGCCGCTGCCCATCAGCGCGGTGACGCCCGCGCCATACGGCTGTCCGGTCTTCGGGTTCGTGTCACCCGAGATGTCGACCCGCTCGATGGAGTCGAGGCGGCCCACAAGCTCGGCCTCGTCGTGGCCATAAGTGGTCTTGAGGATACCCATCACCGGCTGAGGAAGCTCGCGCCACGTGAGGATACCCGGGTCAATGAACCGCCCGTCACCGGTGTCCACGCCCTCGATGACCATGATCGGCATGTCGAACGAGACGAAGCCCGTCTCGGCCGCGGGAGGCACGGACGGGTCGTCGCCCGTGGCACCTGCGGCGACCATCGCCTTCTCGTCGCCGATGAGCGACACCAGCTGGTCCGCCAGCTTGAGCGCCTCGTTGAGGTCGTCGTTGTCGCCGACGTACGTGGTTGCCGCCTTGAGCGCAGCCTGGCACGCGGCGGCGAGGTCCTTCGGTTCGTCGTGGCTGTCACCGACCGTGATGTCCTCGTCCGGATCCTTCACACCGCGGATCGCGAGGAACAAGTCCACGCTGTTGTCGGCGGCCTGTATGAGCGCGTCAGCGGTGGCGTCGCCCGTGCTAAGCGCGTCCACGATGGCGTCGAGCTGCTGCGCGACCTGGTCCGTCTCGTTCGCGGCGCCGCTGCCACCGGTGACGTCGGTCGCGAGCGTGT